AAGACCGGCCGTGCAGCTGATACCTACAAGACTTCCTTCTGGAATCAGATGCGGAACAAGACCAGTGTCGAAGTTCGTAATGCTTTGAGTGTTGGTGTGGATGCTGACGGTGGCTACCTGGTGCCCGACACCTACGAAAAGAACCTGATCACCGCACTGAACGATGCGATGGTGGTTCGTAAGCTGGCACACACCTTTGTCACTTCCTGCGGTGTCCACAAGATCCCCGTTGTGACCTCTCATGGTACCGCCAACTGGGTGGAGGAAGCTGGTGAGATCCCCGAAACCACCGAGACCTTCGGCCAGCAGCACATTGGCGCTCACAAGCTGACTGCCCTCATCAAGATCTCCGAGGAGCTGCTCAACGACTCCGCATTTGATCTGGAGGGCTATTTCCAGAAGGAGTTCACCAAGCGTATCCTGAACGCCGAGGAGGTTGCCTTTATTACCGGCGATGGTAACGGCAAGCCTACCGGTCTGCTGGATGCTGATACCGGTGCCGAGGTCGGTGTGACCGCTGCTTCTGCTACCGAGATTACCGCTGATGACATCATCAATCTGTACTACAGCCTCCGCGCTCCTTACCGTAGCAAGGCAGTGTGGCTGCTGAACGACTCCACCATCAACGCCATTCGCCTACTGAAGGACAAAAACGGCCAGTACCTGTGGCAGCCCTCCCTCAAGGAAGGCACTCCCGATATGCTGTTGGGTCGTCCCGTTTACACTTCCACCGCATTCCCCACCATCGGTGCTGGTCAGAAGTCTGTTGCTTTCGGTGATTTGTCCTACTACTGGATCGGTGACCGTGAGGGCATCACTTTCCGCCGCCTGAACGAGCTGTACGCAGCCAAGGGTCAGGTCGGCTTCCTGGCTACCAAGCGTGTGGATGCCAAGCTGATCCTGCCCGAAGCAATCAAGGTCCTGCAAATGGCTACTGCCTAATAACAGGAGGTGGCGGTGATGAGTACCCTTCTGACAAAGGTCAAGCAAAACTTAATCCTGGAACACGAGGCTGACGATCCTCTGCTGGAGAGCTTTATCACTGCCGCCATTTCCTATGCGGAAAGCTATCAGCACATCCCGGAGGGTTACTATTCCGAGAATGCGATGCCGGCCACCACAGAGCAAGCCATTATTATGCTGTCGTCCCACTTTTATGAAAGCCGGGACGGCAGCACCGGTGGCTTCTTTGCAGACAATGTCCAAGCCGGACAACAGGTGTGGAACACCGTAAATATGCTGCTCCGGCTGGATCGAAACTGGAAGGTGTAGCTATGAGTTTTGGGAATATGAATACCTTTATCGACATCGTGGTTCTGAAAAAGAGCAAGGATGAGGAAGGCTTCGCAACCACGGCTTATGATGCGGTTGCATCGGTACGGGCATACCGGGAAGGACGGCACGGTTCCCAAAGATGGGCAAACCTTTCCGCCTTTTCCGAAGCAACGGATCTGTTTCGTTTCCGTTCCATCCCAGGGGTAACCGTTACCACCGACCACGTTATTATGACGGGCGGTGAGACTTTTGATATTACCTCTGTGGAAAATGTGAAAGGTCGCGGGATGTATACGGAGGTGCTGGCAAAGAAGGTGGTGTCTACCAGTGGCAAAAGTTGATATCAAGATGCCGGAGGAGTTTTTGGATCGTATGTCCAAGCTGGGCAGTAATTTTGATGCCATTGCAGAAGCCGTCCTGGAAGCCGGCGGCGAGGTGGTACTTGCCCGTACCAAAAGCAACCTCTCCTCGGTGGTGGGAGCCGGCACCAAATATGACTCTCGTTCCACCGGCGAACTGGAGGGTGCTCTCGGCCTCACACCGGCAAAGGTTGATCGGGACGGCAACCACAACATCAAGTTGGGTTTTGCCGAGCCTCGCCGGGACGGCGGCAGCAATGCCAAAATTGCCAACATCCTGGAATACGGAAAGCACGGACAGCCTGCAAAACCTTTTTTGAAGCCTTCCAAGAGCGCTTCCAAATCAGCCTGCAGAAATGCAATGGTGAAAAAATTGGAAGAGGAGATTGGTAAACTATGAGTATTTTGGCTGATGTCCAGACCGCCCTTTCCGGGGTGGGTATCCCTATGGAAACTGGTGTATTTACGGATAAAGCGCCTGCAAAGTATATCGTGGTGGTACCGATTGTGGACACCTTTGAAATCTACGCGGATAACGCTCCCGGTGCAGAGGTGCAGGAAGCACGCATTTCTCTGTACTGCCAAGGTAGCTACACGAAGGAAAAAAATGCCATTGTGAAGGCACTTTTGGCAGCGGATCTCACAATAACTGACCGCAGATACATCGGTTATGAAACCGAAACCGGCTACTTCCACTATGTGGTGGATGTGGCACAATGCTATGAATTGGAGGAATAATCAATGGCTACGATTGGTCTTGATAAACTGTATTATGCCAAGATTACCGAGGATGAGGAAGGTAACGAAACCTACGCCACCCCGGTGCAACTGGCGAAAGCAATGACCGCAGATCTGTCTGTGGAGCTTGCTGAAGCAACCCTGTACGCAGACGATGGTGCTGCGGAAATCGTGAAGGAGTTTAAGTCCGGCACCCTGTCCTTGGGTGTGGATGACATTGGGGGCGGTGTCGCATCCGATCTTACCGGCGCAACCATTGATGCCAATGGCGTCGTGGTGGCCACCGCTGAAGATGGTGGCACTCCCGTTGCGGTTGGATTCCGTGCCAAGAAGTCCAACGGCAAATATAAGTATTTTTGGCTGTACCGTGTGGTGTTCGGTATCCCCGCAACCGCTCTTGCTACCAAGGGTGACAGCATCACCTTTAACACTCCCACCATCGAAGGTACGATCCTTCGCCGGAACAAGGTAGATGCTTTGAACAAGCATCCCTGGAAGGTGGAGGCTACCGAGGGCGATGCCGCTGTTACCAACGGTATCATTGCCAACTGGTATAAGCAGGTGTACGAGCCGAGCTATGCCGCACAGACCACGGAATAAGGAGGGCTAACAAATGAATAATCGCACTTCAACAATTCTCATTGGTGGTGAGGAATACACCTTGCTGCTGACCACCAAGGCTACCAAGGAAATCGCCGGTCGTTACGGCGGCTTGGAGAACTTGGGAGACAAGCTGATGAAATCGGAGAACTTTGAGATGGCGCTCGGTGAGCTTGTTTGGCTCATCACCTTGCTTGCCAATCAGCCGATCCTGATTCACAACATCAAGCACCGGGACGATCCCCGGGAGCTGCTGACCGAGGACCTGGTGGAGCTGCTGACGGCTCCGGCAGACTTGGCTACCTACAAGGCAGCAATCACCGACGCTTTGTACAAGGGCACCAAGCGGAATATCGAAAGTGAGGCGGACACAAAAAACGCGGCAGTCGAGTAAGTGACGAGGAGTTATTTACTCGACTTTTATATTACGGGTTAGCCCACCTCCATCTGTCCCAGGATGAGGTGGATCTTATGTGCTTCGGCCTTCTTTTAGATCTGTGGGAATGTCATAAGCAGTATTCCGGCATCTGCAAACCGAAACGGGAACGCTTCATTGACGATATCATCCCGGACGGAATCTAGCAAAGGAGGTGGTGTAAATGGCAGATGAATTTGGCTTAAAAATCGGTCTTGAGGGTGAGAAGGAATTTAAGAAATCCATAGCGGAAATCAATCAGGAATTCAAAGTCCTCGGCTCGGAAATGAAGCTGGTCACCGCCCAGTTCGACAAGAACGACAACTCCGTAGAAGCATTGACAGCTCGGCAGGAAGCCTTGGGCAGACAAGTGGATGCACAGAAGCAGAAGGTGGAAACTCTCCGTGCTGCTCTTGCTAATGCCCAGGAGTCCTTCGGAGAAAATGACCGCAGAACCCAGTCCTGGCAGATTCAGCTGAATAATGCGGAAGCCGCTTTGCTGGATATGGAGCGCCAACTGAAGGATACGACCACCGCATTGGATCACGCCGGCGATGAGATGGATGACACCGGTGACGAAGCTGATGATATGGCAGATCAGATTGATGAAGCCGAGGAAGAAGCGGACGAAGCCGGTAAAGGATTTCAAGTTCTGGGGGATATCTGTAAAACTGCCGGTGCGGCAATGACAGCGGCTTTTGCTGCTGTTTCAGCTGCCGCGATTGCCGGTGCAAAGGCACTGGTGGAAATGACCACTGCCGGTGCCGCTTATGCGGATACAGTGCTGACAGAGTCCACGGTTACCGGCATTGCGACCGATAAACTGCAGGAGTACATGTACGCAGCAGAGCTGGTTGATGTGTCCAC